GGAGTCACGAAGATCTTCAAGCCATTGATCGTACCAGCGAAGTACGGACCATTGATTGCGCCAGCGGGAGCGGCATTCCAGCTCTTGATCACGGACAGAACAGGAAGGATGTTAGAAGCAACGATTGCGTAGTTAGGAGCGAACTTCTGAGTAGCATCGTAAATCTTCTGCTTAGCAATCTCAAGGATTTCAGCGAAGCCTTCGTAGTGCTCAGCCTTGGACACACCGACAGGAAGAGTCTTGCTCCAAACGAGCTCAGCATCCTCAGCAGCATTCTCAACGAGCATGTTAGTGACTTCAGTATCGATTTCGTAGCAGAGCTCACCACAAGCCTTCTCAGCGAGCTGATCGCCAAGATCAAAGCCATAATCTGCCTTTGCCTGGTATGCAGCGATCTGCGAGTAGTAAATAGCGATTCTGCGAGCCTTTGCAACGAGCGCGATGTTCTTCATCTCAGCCTTGATCATCGGCAGATCGTTCTGAGGAATCACAACGTTGTCGTACACGTATGCAACCTTACCCTTTGCAGGAGCCTGATACTTGCCAGAGCCATCAGCGGTCAGCTCCTGATACTCAGTCTCGCCATCCTTCAGGAAGCGAACCGAACCAGCAACAGGAGTCCATGCGAACACGATCTCACCCACTGCATCAACATTCTCAACAACTCTGCTGCCAGTAAAGTCAGCGTCAACCTTACCGAAGCCGAAAGGATTGCTGATCAAATCACCCTGCTTGGTCTGACCCTTGTTAGTAGCATACTGATACTCAATGTAAGGAACATAACCAGACATCGAAGACATCGGATGAACAATCACGAGGTCGTGAGCGATCAGGTTAGGAAGTGCGACAGTAGTCAGGTTCAAGCAGAACTTCTTGTACATACCCATATCTGCTCTCTGGGTACCAATGGAGTTATCAAAACTCTCGTTCATGAAACGGTTGGTGTTCTCAAGCACCTTTGCAGTAACAAGTCTCTTGTTACCAGACATTTTTTCACCAGCGTGCATCTTACCATAAACGGTATCAGCAACAGCGAGGCGGTTCTTGTACGCCTCAAACAGCGACTTTGTAGCCATAATATATTCTCCTATGTGTTTGTTTTAATTTTGATAAATTATATGTAAATGACTTTTCAAATGTTACTGAAGAACGAATCATCAATATCATCATCAACCTGGTAGTCAAAATCACCGCTGTTGATTGTTTCCTTGGATTCTCTGATTTTCATCTTGGGTGCTGTAGGCTGTGTCAAATTGAACGGAAGTGCATTTGCTGCGAGTTTATAACTCTTGAGGCTTTCACACACTGTATCAATATCCTTAAACGAATAATTTTCGTTCAACTTGTTTTTAATCTCATCCACAGACACACCAATTTTAACTGCTTGAGATGCAATATACTTATCGACTGCTGTTTTTGCAATTCGTTTATATTTTTCAACAAGCTGTTGTGAAGAAGCTAACTTTGCTGAGGTTTGACCTCTGATAATTTTAATGTCAGCTTGTGCTTCATTCAGAGACTCAACAAGATTTTTGTTTTTATCTTCGAGCTGCTTTTTCTCTGCTTCATGAGTTTTTCTCATTGTTTCAAGTTTTTCATTCAATGATGTAATTGTATTACTTCTTGAACTCAAACCTTCATTCAACGATTTACTCTGTAATCTTGCTTCCGTCAACTTGGACTCAACAAGTTGTAATTTACTTGCTGTTTCAGTCACATGTTTGTTGGCTTCCTTCAGAGATTCAGTCAACTCTTGATTTTTTGTAGTTAACGTTGTGACAATTGTTTTTGATTCAGCAAGCTCATTTTTAACACCACTCAAAACATCACCAAAGCGAGCTTCCTTCGTATAACAAACTGATAACTTCTCTTGTAATGATCTGATTTGTGTTTCAAGTTTTTGCTGTCTCGCAAGTGCTTCCTGTAACTCATTCAGAATATTTGCCCCGTCATCCTCGGCTGCTACATCATTCTCTTGAGCTACTTCTATATTATCAACAGGCTCAGATGCTTCTTTTGCATCCTCCTGAGAATAATCAATTTTTAATTCATCCAATGTTTCATTCATTGTTTTCTGTTCTTCCTCAGTTGCGGATTTAATTGTCTCTTCAAGTGCTTCCTTTAACGGCTTACGGGAAGTATCAAGAGACTCCGTAACATATTTTGGTCTGGCAGATTTTACGGAGGGCAAGATCACAACATCCCAACATTCACAATCATATGAATCAGGATCAACTGTTTCAGTACCGTCTGCTCCAACAAATGTGTCTCCGCTACCTCTGCTAGACACACCAATCTTACAACCGTAATCACATAATGTTTTCAAGATTTTACCATTCGGTGTTGCAAGGATATCAAATACACCATAAATCTTGCCGTCATTTCCTTTTTTAGGAGCTTCTGCTAAACAAACAGCAACTTTCTCCATGTCGATTTCTTGTCTATCCTCAGGATGTCCAAGCTCTCCAAGAAGTAGTCTGTTTTGTAAGCGCTCCTGCATCAGAGGGCTGTTAAATTGTTTATCCCACAACTCTTCAGTATATAATCTACCGTTACGAGTTTGGTTTTTGAAATCTGCAATAACACCAACAAGCCTTCCTAAAATGCCTCTGTTTTGCTGCTCTTCAGGAGTTAACTTGTGGTATTGTAATTCGTTATGAACGTTAAAACTTTCTAACATATTATCAACACCTTACATATTTATATACAGCAAAAGCTAAATAAAAATTGAGTTCAATTATTATAGCGCTTTATTTTAACTGTTATAACAACTATCATTTATTTTTATTTATGTATTCAAAAGCCTTCAGGTCAGCTTTGATAACTTGTAGAACTTGTACACAAGGAATTAAATCAAATGTCCTTGCATAGTTTAACAAAACTTCTTGAATTTCTTCAAACCTCATATGAGACAAAAACATTGTCTTATCAATAACATCATTGCTATACAACAAAATTTGTAAACTCAACGCTGCCAATGTTGTTAAAACTGTTGAAGTACAATCTTGTTCATCACAAGTAACAATATTTTTGTACAAACTTGATTTTTTATTGTTATAACTTTTACGGATTTTTTCATAAAAGTTATTTGCGTCAAGAGGTCTGTAGTTGTTAATAAATTTGATTACATCAATGTTTACATCACGAGCTGTAATTGCTTTTTGCATCATTGCATCAACATTTATATGCTCATTTTTCATTGTTGTAAGCAACAAAATACAATCACGTTTTGTTATCATATAATTATACAATATCCTTTCCAGTTACTGCTGGCTAATTTTTATTGCACAAAGGATTAACCATTTATCCTATATGTATATATACAATTATTACAAACCAAAGCTATACCCGTTGCTATCCCGCACAATAAAGGGTAAATGGGGCTACGTCGTAACGCAACCCCAGCGAGATAAAATATCTCTGGTTACAAATTGATATACAATTATTACAGATTCGGATTTGTCATGTCTGACATATCACCAATATCAAGGTCAGCGGGGCTTGGTAATGAATCCTCATTGCTTCCATTATCTTCAACAGGTTCGCTTGACGGAATTGAAAAATTATCTTCAGAATTCAGATCCATTGGTTCTTCATCTGGGAATTCACTTGTGCTTTCCTCAGAAGTTTCCATTGGATGTACGTCCTCCTGCGGAGCTTCCTCAGCTTCCAGTTTATCAATTTCATCTTGTAAGATTTCAATGATATCAGGATCCGTAACAGTGTCGCTAAGCAAGTTTTTCAAAATCTTCAACTTCGTAGGAATATGCTCAACATCGGACAACGTATCCATAATATCTCTAACAAGTCCAACCTTGTTACTCAAATTATCACGACGTTTAACTTCCTCCTCAGTAGTGGGAGTCTGCATTTTAAGTCTAAATTTATTTACGTAGGATTCATTTCCTGTATCAATGCAGATCAAGTTAATTGCGTCAGTTAACATTTGAATCAACGTGTTCTGGATTCTCTTGATCATTTTTGCGTAACGAGAAGAAATAATTGACAATGATTCACCACCAGAAAATCCTGCATTATCATCTGTTACACCAAAATACTGTTTCGGGACACGAAGATTTCCAAAAAATTTGTCTTGGTAATAATCCAAATCGGACAGGTCACCAATTTTAACATCTCCACCAATTTGCTGAGTTGTAAGAACCCCCTGATTGTTTCTTGTTGGAATATAAACGTTGTTAACAACTGGACCTGGGTTTGTGTACTCACTCATTGACTTGTTAACATCCAATGAAGCTTTTTGCTCAATTAGCTGCTTAACATTCATCAGATGAGGTTGTACATTTTCCTTTGGCATATCCCCAACTTCAACTCCAATAACACGAACGATTGAAGATTGAGTAACACGGTTCAACAGTACTGAATTTTCCAGCAACATTAGCTGACGCCAGATTTTATATGTACTGTACAACAATGATTGACCACGTTTAACTTTGTAATTCATGGATTTTTTATCATCCAAAAACAGCTCGACTTCTTCAGGTGTTCTGCTGCTGTTGTCCTCAAGGCTTCCATGAACAAATTCAGTAGGTGGATACAAGTTCACTTCATTTTTACTGAATTTATATTTGTACATTGAAATTGATCCCATGCCATCATACAAATCAGTGCTATTGTTTTGTTTAATTGAGGGAGTCTGAATATAAGCTGCAGTTTTACCAAATCTTGTTAATTCAAAAACTTCGGCAGGATTATCAACCATTTCAAGATAATGAACATATCGATCATTTTCTCCATAATAATTGAGTTTAACATCCTCAGTTAATGTGTTTTTTGATTTTCCATGCTTTTTACGTTTACCAAAAAGTAAATCCGAATCATAATCAGACTCACGATACAATCGAAGATAAACATCACCATATTTACACAAGCTGTAAGCCCATTTGTACATATTTTTATCAACATTTAGTGCTTCAAGAAGATACGACACAAATTTAATGATGTTACTATCATCCGACTCACACCACATAATGTTGCCTTTGTCATTAGGCTCTGTAGTGTCTTCTGCATATGTTTCCAAAACAGCTGCAATAGTAGAATCATTGCCCATATCATCGAGAACATCATAAATACGATCTCGACTTTGTGAAACTTGTGTAAATGACTCAATTGCATTCATGTCCACCTTGTTAGTTTCAATGGTGTTCATGATTGTATCAATTACTGTATTATTCAGGTCAATACCGATTTCCTTATCAGGAGCCGGAACAGCCTCAATTGGTTTATGTAAG